TAGCCTTGTTGCCGATGCTGTTGATGCCTTGGAACGAGTTGTTGTAGGTTACGATTACGTTTCCGTCTACGTGGAGCTTTTCGGAAGGACTCGTCGTCCCAATGCCTAGACTACCACCCGACGTAAGGGTCATAAGCGAAACAGCATTTGTGGCATCCGAGGCTAGATACCAGTTGTGAATTCCGCCCGAATAGTATGCCAATGTATTGTTGTGAATACCAAAGCCTCCAAGCCAGCTGCCATCGTATAGCGTTATCTTATTTGGCCCTCTTGCTACATCGTTATAGTCATTATTAAATATCAAACGATTAGCTGATGTATATGGCGAACTGTTAATTGGACCAAGACCCCCATCTATATATTCACTACCCCCAACTAGGTGCAATTTGTAAGATGGGCTCGTCGTCCCAATGCCGACGTTGCCATCACCGGAAATACGCATACGCTCGGTATTCGTGTAGAAACGAATCGGTCTGCTTGAACTATCTGTTCCAACGATAATACCAGTGTCGGAATTCCCGAGATACCAACCAGCGACGCCAAAGAATGCGTTTGCTACACCATTCTGATAACCAAGCAAGCCACCGCCGCCAGTAGTGCCAGTATTGCGAGCAGTAAACGATGCGTAGGAACCGCCTGATGAAACTCTTATCTCATCAGTAACCTCAAGCTTTGCCCCAGGACTTGTCGTACCAATGCCGACGTTGCCGTTGTTGTAAACACGAAGCCCCTCAGCAAAAGTTGTTAGTCCACTCTTGTAGTTAAGAGCTATATAAGAAGTATCAGTTGTGGTTTCTACCAAGTCGGTAGATATGAATGCAAGAACTCCATATTGCTTTCCAAGCGCAAGCTTCGTTGGTACGCTGCTATTCCAATCTGCTCTTGAAACAATAGCCGAATATGTATCTGACTTGTATACGTGAAGAGGAGCTCCCGGGGCCGTCGTACCAATACCGACGTTGCCAGATGAGTTTATGAATAATCCAGTATTGCCATTGACAACAGCTTGTATTTGGACATTATTCTCTCCGTATATGTATGTATTTCCCCCCCATTTTAATGAAGCGCCAATGCTAAAGCCAATGTCTCCGTTTACTTCTAGTTTATACCCTGGACTCGTCGTGCCAATGCCGACGTTGCCATTCGGAAAACAGAATGAGCTTCCATCCCATTGATATACAGTTCCACCTAGTGAGTTGTCTTGTAGTCTGAAGTGACCACTAGAGTTATAGATTCCATTTACATACTCTCTAGCGAAGTTGTAAACTATCTGCTGGTCTGTGGCTCCCCCACCCTTTAAAACAACCTGACCTCCTGATACGTGAAGCTTTCCTTCTGGCGTCGTCGTGCCAATGCCGACGTTTCCGTTTGCTAAGAAAGTAGTATAAGTACTTCCATTCCCAGACGTTATATATGTAGTTCCAGCTCCACTACCGTTAGCAAGATTACCTACATAGGTATCTCCACCTACACTTTGAAGTATAGACTTTCCACCTGCATTATTACCCCATATCTCTACGTTGGCTCCATTAACTGTATCAGCTACAACCAATGTTCTTCTGCTTGGTGCGTGTGACACAGGACTCGTCGTCCCAATGCCGACGTTGCCTGCGCTGGTGATGCGTATACGTTCAACATCATCACTACCTAAAAGTAAAGCTCCTCCTCCTCTTGCGTATAATAGGTAATTGTTTCCACTAGTAATCTGGTAGTAGTTACCGTGGTATAGAATACCGTTGTCGTAAGTTATATTTACCCCGGATGTTACAGCATTAAATCCTCCAAATACATCCAATTTATACGATGGACTCGTCGTACCAATACCTACGCTACCCTCAATAGCAGCTCCATTAGCTGGAGCATCTGAGCCTTGATAGTTTCCTCCAACAAGAATACCTCCAGTACTATCTACAGTAAATCTTTTGACATCATCTTGGAAGATAGATGCTCCCCAATATGTAGATTGGGCATCAACACCAAGTCCAACACTGTGTGTTGGGTAATCAGCTGTTATGAATCTTGCTATCTGAGTGTTAACACTTCCGCCAACAACCTCTAGTTTATAGGTTGGACTAGTCGTACCAATGCCGACGTTACCTGCGGCAGTGATGCGCATTCGTTCGGAGTTATTAGTTCCGAAATACATATAATCTCCATTATGTGCATACCCAATCCATCCATTGTCGGCAGTATTGTCACCAAAATACAATTCACTAAATCCTGTTGCACTTGTTGACTTGATGCTGAATTGTGGATTTGTTGCTGAGATTTCTAATAGTCTTGTTGGACTAGTCGTACCAATGCCTACGTTACCACCATCAGTGATTACTACTTTACCGTTATGGTTAAAAGTGTTTGCCATATCTTAGAGAGCTGTTACAGTTATAGTTTCTGAGCCACCACCAAGGAATACGGTGGCTACGATGTTACCAGAGTTTGTTGTGCTGTTGTTTGTCACAGTAGCCTTCGTGCCAGCGCTGCCATTTGAGTCAGCAAACACAACATCAAAGTCATTTCCAGAATACGCACCAGTATCTACAATCTTGTTGTACACTGGCGAGCCTCCATATCCGTGAACGACCTCGTATGTTTTTGCCACTGAATAACCACTTGTGCTACACACAAAGGTAACCCTGAACGCTTGGGCTCCGTGGGAGTTTGATATACTAAAGAAGTCAGAGGTGGCTGATGTACCTACTGTCTTTGAGAACACATAGATGCCCGCCTGCTTATTCATATTCAGGCGGTCAACAGTTGCCGTTACTGTACTTCCGTTGTCTGTGATGGATGAGTTCGTAATGGTATCCGTATCGCTCCACTTAGCAACGTAGTTAGCCGTACCGGTTCCGTCTACTCCTGTGATTTCAGAGAGGCTCACCCAGTCGGTGCCTGAGCCTGTAGAGCTCAGCACCTGCCCTGATGAGCCTGCTGAGTTGTTGGAGTCGTAGTAGGCTCCGGTTACCCGGATGTTGCCAGATACGTGAACACGTTGTGTTGGACTATCAGTACCTACACCAAGATTTCCTACCGACCCAGCGCCAGATGGCATAAGAGAAAAGCTAGTGTTGGTATACCAAGTAGATACAGTAGCGCTTTGGTAAAACGCCATTACTTGCGTTCCATTGCCTATAGCAATGTCATTACCCGAATATCCACTCGAGCCCGTCGAGCCAATCTGAAGCTTATTATTTGGACTGGTTGTCAAAATACCTACATTGCCTCCAGCGGTAATGTTTATTACAGCATTTCCACCGTTGTAAAGTCTTAATTGGTTTGAAGCACCAACTAAGTACATACTATTTACTATGTCAAGAGTTATTGCTTGACCTGCGTCTACTCTTATTTCTCCACCTGATACGTGCAATTTAGCCCCTGGGCTCGTCGTGCCAATACCGAAGTAGCCAGAGCTTGTGATTCGAACTGCTTCTGTTGTACCGGGAGAGAATATAAGATTGGTACTAGAGTATAAAGTAGTTCCATTAGAATCAACATTTAATGCTCCAGCTCTTGTTCCGTCACCAAAAGCTAAACCATTTCCAACGCTATATCCAGTTGAGCCTACGCTACCTATTTGCAATGCAGAAGCTGGACTCGTAGTACCAATGCCGACGTTGCCGGCGCTGGTGATTCGCATACGTTCGGTACCGCTATTGTAAAACAATGTTGGTATTGCATCACCAGTATATAAGTATTGTCCAGTTGCGTTAATGCCAAACAATGCACTTCCTAATGTGCTTTGAGCTAGAAAATAAGCATCATCTGTATTGAATGTATTTCTAACTCTTACAGCAACCCCTGCCGCCGCTTGAACATCTAAACGATATGCTGGACTTGTAGTACCAATTCCTATGTTTCCTGCGCTATTGATGCGCATTCGTTCTCCTCCATTGGTCTGGAAGCCCATATAGTTATCACCGTGGTAATACCATATCTGACCAACATAGGTGTCAGCACCAGCCCCATCACCAAATAGAATGTATCCATATCCAGTGGTGGACGTTAGGATGTTTAATCCATTCTGAACGTCGGATGTATTACCTACTTGGAGCTTTGTGCCAGCATAACCAACAGTAGTTCCGCCAACGATAAGCTGTCCGCCTGTAGTAAGGCGCATCTTTTCGGTGGCTCCGTTTGTAGCAAACAATATCTCATTTGCTGCACGAATACCCAATTGATTTGCGGTACCACCAGATATTGATGTTCCAGAGCCAAATATTCCTGTGTCTCCATCATATCTATAGAAATTTGTTGTGGAAACGTTTGTGCTTCCGGCAACATCAAGCTTAGATGAAGGAGTAGCAGTCCCAATACCCACATTCGTTCCATTATCATAGATAATAGAATTAGTAATCGTATCAGTATCACTCCACTTGGTAACATAGTTCGCAGTACCGTTTCCGTCTACTGGTCCTGAGCCAATGGGTATCTCAATGACGTTACCGCTAGCGTCAACAGCAAGACGCTGGGTGGCGGTTCCGGTATTTGAACCGGAACCATAAGCATTTAGTTTGAGTGCTCCTACAGATGAAATACGCATTCGCTCTGAACCGTTGACATACATAGTCATTGGGTCGGAATCAGAGGCTATTCTTAGGTCTGTGCCGCCATTGGCTTGGATGTATCCACTTCTACCGGTTGCATTATACACAGATATGAATCCACTTGCAACGCCACCAAATCTTGACTCCGTACCTACAACGTGGATTTTAGCTCCAGGAGTCGCAGTGCCAATGCCGACGTTTCCAGTATTGTTTAACACTATGGCATTTGGGTCAGTAATTAAGCCAGTATTATAGCTGTTTACAATGTGAAGACTTGTGCTATTTGCCGGTGAACCAATGTGAGCAGAAGCTACACCGTCCTGCCACAAAAATAAACTCGTTGCTTGCCCACCATTATTTTGCAAAGAAAGCCCATTTGAGTATGACCCCCTTGATGTGGTCATAGTTCCAAATATACCAGTTCCAATAACATCAAGCTTAGTACTAGGACTCGTCGTCCCAATGCCTACGTTGCCATTTGACTCTACACGGAGACGTTCGGAACCGTTTGTATTAAACGTAATAGGATTAGCGCCTGATGCGTAAACATATAATCCACCTACAGTACTAGTTATAGCACCAGCTCCACCACCGGCTCCAGTTAGATTAATTCTAGCTGTTCCAGCTGAAGTGGAGTCTATAATTAAAGTTGTTTCTCCGGAAGAAGATACGTGCAGTTTAGATGACGGACTCGTCGTGCCAATACCGACGTTAACGCTGAATATTGCTCTATCGCTTTTAAAGTAAACTGCGTTGGTACCGTTACTGTAGAAGTACATAACGTCACCAGAGTCATATCCTCTAATATATGTTGAGCCACCATAATCGTATGCTCCAAAGAATAATGAACCTCCATCAGATAATGTTACATCTCCAGAACCACCAACTATAAGCGCCTGGCCGGAACCATTTCCTACTCCATTATCAACCCTAATTTGCCCACTTACGTCTAACTTATACGAAGGACTAGTAGTGCCAATACCAACGTTGCCTGAACTAGTTATTGACATAATGCTACTTCCGGCGGAGTAGCTATAGAAATCAAACCTGCTGTTGCCTCCAGCGTTTGTAAGGCCCCAGCTTGCATTTCCGTTATATCCATAAACCAAACTAGTCGTAGTGTTAGATGAATATGGATATAAGTAAAAAGTATTTGATAGTATTCCTACAGCATTAGAGCCACTACCACTACTTATTTGAACAGTAGTTGAAGCCCCAAAATAATCAGATGTCAGATTTAAGTATGTGGTTCCAGCTACTGTAAGTTTCGCAGCCGGACTCGTGGTTCCAATGCCGACTTTTCCAAATGGGTCAATTACCATTCCGGTTGTGGCTCCACCAGCATTTGAATTGGTGCGAAAAACCAATCTACTATCCCAAGATGCGGCAGCTATTGAATCAATAAATGTTTCAATGTATGGGTAATTATACTCTGTTGAAATTCGACCATAGTATCCGGAACTACCTGCAAATGTTGTAACGGAATTTAAAAATCTTCCGTTTCCATTCACATCAAGTTTTTCACTTGGTGAAGTAGTTCCGATACCCACGTTGCCTGCGCTAGTGATGCGCATTCGTTCTGCCGTATCGGTGTAAAGCGTAATAAAGCCACCCCAGCTTGAGTTCCTTCCGTTTGAGATTCTAAATTCTCCAGTTTCAGGAAGCTGCTTTATCTCAGCATCAAGCGCACCACCATTTCGAAATTCAATTCCGTGAAACGATGAATTTAGAGATGATGAAATTCTAAAGATTGGAGTTGCTGAAGATACTTCTAAAATGGTGCCCGGACTCGCCGTACCAATACCTACTCGGTTATTTACGTCATCAACAACCAGCGTATTGCTGTCTACGTTTACTCCTGATAAAAATCTCACGCTCATTGTTCTTGATATTTTCCGCCTTTAGCTAAATTGTCGAACCACCACATCGGCCGGAGATTAGTGTAGTGATTCAATGTGAAAACGTCTTCTTCTGTCTTTGCTGTGCAAAGTGGCTTTGTGTGGTCAATGGACCACTTGCCTTCGCCGTGCCCATAGTTATTCCAAGTCATACCTTCAACAAAGTGTGACTCAATATATATCTTAAACTCATCTTGTGTGATGCCGAGAGCATCAAATGTCTTAAACTTCTTGTTCAAACTCATCGCTCTACAAGACCTATATATACTTGTTCTCATATTGCAAATCAATTTGAATACTGGGTTTGACTCCTTTCGTTTCTTTTCGTACTCTCTCTTCTTGACAGCAATAGATTCTTTATTAGCTATATAGTGCTTCCTAGTTCTTGAAATGTAAGAGTCTCTAGTTTTTTCATAATGCTCACGTTGCTTAATGGATATAGACTCTTTGTTCTTTAGATAGTATTGTCTCTTATATTCCTTTAATAACTCTTTATTATTTTGCGAGTATATTTTCTTTTTTTCAGCTAGGCGCTCTTTGTTTCTTTCGTTGTATTCTTTTTTCTTAGCCGCAACAACATCCCTGTTTTCTTCGTTGTATTTTCTGTCAGCAACCTTCTTGCAGGGTTTGCAATGAGATGATAGGCCATCTTTGTGCGACTTGCACTTATGGAACTCTTCAAATGGTTTCTCAGTTTTGCATTTACCGCACAGCTTCATACTACAAAGATAAAGAAAAGCGGTGGAAAGCTTACGCCAACCACCGCTGCTCAAATATGTTACACGTGTCTACGAAACCCTTTGGATAACGACCCTGTAGGCGTTGCTTGCGGGTGCTGTAGCAAATGTTACAGTGACAACATTCACGCTAGTACGGATAACATCGGTGTATACAGTGTCATACGTAGCATTATCGTACACCTGCACAATCACGTCACGGCTATTGAGGTTGTGAGTGATGGCGTAAGAGGTATTGCTTCCATCACCTACGTTAGCAACAGCTCCGCTGCCGTCAATGATGGCCTGAACAGCACTAGTGAAGTCAGTGACCTGCGATGCCGTGATAGCAATTGTTACAGAGCTTGCGCTCGTAGCACGTCCCTTAGCGTCAAACGTAACCTGAGCAACGCTAGAAGCGCTACCATACGTTCCGGCAGTAACACCAGAGTTAGCGAGCGTAAGACCAGAGGTTACGTTAGCTGTTCCGTCAAACGTTACCGTCCACGTGGCGTCTCCCGTGATGCTGATGGTGCGGGCCGTCTGAAGTGCAGTAGCAGTAGAGGCGTTACCAGTTACATCACCAGTTAGGTTAGCAACAAGGCGACCAACAGTAAGGCCACTAACGGTAGACGTTGGCTCAGTTGATGTCTGGCCAAGAGTAAAGACAGCCTCACTTACAGAGCTTACAGAAGCGTCGTAGAAGAACGTAGCGTACTTCGTTCCGCTGTTGACGTAGTTTCCGTAGAAACCAATGTCGACGCTGTTGGCCACGTTAGCGTTGGCGTACTGCATCATATTGTCACCAATAGATACAATCGTGCTGTCGATGGTCGTCGTCGTTCCGTTTACGTCGAGGTTGCCAGCAATCGTTACCGTTGAACCGTCGTCCGTAATGATGGAGTTAACAAGCTGGCCGTTGGACGAATCCCACTTGGTTACCGCGTTGTTGTTTAGGCTTCCTGCGTTCTTAAGGGCTACGTCGTCAGCGTTGACCGTGATACCCGTTCCAGCACCAACGGTAAGCGTAGCGCTTGAACCAAGAGCAACAGTTCCACCACCCGTCAAACCAGCACCAGCGGTGTAGGTTACACTTGAGTTCGTGAGTGAACTATTGGGGATAGAACCAAGCTGAAGGGTCGTACCGCTGATATTGATACCCGTAGCGGTAGATACCTCAAGCCACTGAGAAGCACCTGCTGAGTCGTCCCAGAAGAAGATTCGGTCAGCGTTAGGGTCGGTGAGGTTCTCAAGACCAAGGTGGTACAGCTGTACGTTGTCTGGGTTAACCAAGATACCAGTACCCTGACCTACGTTGATGGTAATGTCACGAGTACCAGTCTGGGTAAGACCAGCTCCTGCGGTTACGCTTCGGATGTCACCACCTACGTCAATCCACTGGGTTCCGTCCCAGAAGTAAATTGACTTATCACCCGCGGAGGAGTCGTAGTAAACTTGTCCCTCTACCGGACTCCCTGGAGGAGAAGCCAAGTTCTGAATGACCGCATTTTGCAGCTCATTCTGGTTGAGGTTAATGGACGATACAAACTTAATAGCCATTAGTTAAAGAATGCTTTGCCGCTGAAAGCTCCAGCGAAAGTTAGGGTTACTTGGTTTACTGAATTATATAATACTTCTCCAAATACAATGTTGTCGGCAGAGTCAACAACACTTACAGAAGGATATTTTGCAAGGTTGTGCGTAACAACCCATACGGCGGAAGGAGACGACTGAATGTAGACGTAGTTAGCGTCAAGGCTGACGCCACCTATTACTCCAGTAACGGTTACCGTGTTATTCTTTTGTTTTAAAACAATAGCAGAGGTCTCGACTTCGTTTACAACGACCGAGGTGGTTACTTCGTTTACTACTACTGAAGAACTCATGAAACGACGTCCTCGTTTACGTTAAAGGTTCCGTATATCCACGTCTTTACAACGCCACCATCGGTACTCTGAAGTCCGTAGATGTAAACTCCACCAGCAATGGTAGACATCGTAGCAGCGCTGGCTGCTACGTATAGTGTTCCAGTGCTATTTCCCGTGTAGGTAAATGCAGTATCGTCAAGTACAGGAGCTACGTTATCGCTAACAGAAACGTCCATCTTCCAAGTGTAACCAGTTAGGTTGATTGGGTTTCCGTTAGGGTCGTAAAAGTTAATCTCTAGCGTAAATGTATCTCCACGACGGCAGGTAATATCTACCTGCTTCGCGTTGTCTAAGTTTACTGAATTGGAGGAACAACTGCTCATATCACAAAGTTAAACATTCATTAGTGCTTCGCCTAGGTCGGGCTGCATGGCGCCCTCTTCCCCTTTGCGTTGTGCAATCAGCTTAGACTGCGCTTCTGCCTGCTTGTTGATACGAGCGTCCTTGCGGTTCTCCTTCATGTTGTCAAGGCTTTCTTGCGTCTGACCTTTGACCATCTGTGAGCCCACAACAGCTTCGTTCTTGAGCTTCTGAAGCTCCATGTCGTACTGGTGCTGCAGCTCCATGAGCTGCGCCTTGGCCTGGGTCTCAAGCTGAATCTTCTGAGCCTCAAGCTGAGCCTTCACCTGGTCTGCCTGCATCGTTGACTGAGCAGCTACCTGTGAAGCCTGAGCGTTGGCCTCAGCTTGGAACTGAGCCTGCTGCTGAGCCTCTTCCATCCGCTGCTTCATGCGCTTCTTACGGCGCACCACAAGCAAGCGCTCTGCCTGCTCCGGGTCTCTTAGCTGTCGGATAGCAATCGCATCTTCAAGGTCAATCTCCTTTTGAGAAAGGGCCATGTTGATGTTCTGCTCAAGGTAAATCTTAGAGCGGTCATCCATCTCTCCCATGACCACCACGCCGAAGTTGTACATCGACAGGTTATCAAACGATGTTAGAACAGACATATTGGTCTCACCAATGGCGTTAGTGTATACCTTGTAGATGATGCTCTTTGGCGGAATGACCTGAAGGCATCGTACGATGTCGTCGCATACCTTCTTGTAGAGTACCTGAGCAGCGTGCGTGATGTCGTAGGTAGCGTTGTTCGAAGCGGCGATAGCCTGCTCACGAACACCAACCAATGCCTCCGACTTAGGAGTGCTGGCATCAACGACTTCGTTGATTCCCGTAGCGTCACGAATCATGCGCAGGTAGTGGTTGTACAAACCAATCAGCTGCTCTACGTTACGAATAGCGTTTCCGATTTCGCGCACAGGCGGGTTTTGGAACCCGCCCTCTGGATTCTTAGAGCGGTAGTAGAATACACCCGTCTGCTCATAGATGTCTTGAATCTCCAAAGGCTGGAGCTCACCACCACGACCGAGCTGTACGTTCTCCAGTCCTTCGATGTCGATGATAAGACCATCAGGCTTAGCCTTGGCGATAGACTGCTGAAGCTTCAGGTGCGTGATTTGAAGCATATCACCAAAGCCGATGATGCTTGACACCATTGACTTTGGAATCATGCCACGCAGGTTGGTGGCCACGCAAGAGTACGAAAGACGAGCACGAGCGATGTCGTGTACGTTCTTCGGGATGTTCTTCTGAACTCCGTAGTTGAACATGAAGTCTGTGCCCACAATGTAGATACCGCCGTAGACGGTGGCGTTCTTCATGTACACTGCCTCGCGGTCAAACACCGACTGCTGCGGAGCGTTGTAGGTGCTGCCCTTGTAGTAGAATCCTACGTTGCCAAACTTGGACTCCTTCTTCTCGAATACGATGTCGTCAACAGACATGAACTCAAAGTCCATAATCTGCACCTTGAACTCATCGTATCCGTAGCGGTAGCGATTGCTGATGGTCTCGTAGTTGTACCCTTGAGTGCTGTAGCGCAGCGGGTCGTTTCCGTAGCGGTTCATAACCGTCTGAGCAATCTGCTGGTACTGCTCTTCCGTAAACTGATTGCCAGCCAAACGCTTGAGCTCCATGATGGTCACCGTGCGGAAGTGTCCAGCGTAGGTGAGGTCCGCCATGTTGGGGTCATCCGTGTAGTTATGGATGAAATATGCAGGGTCTACATATTGCTCACGGATTCCGTAGTTAGGGTCGTTGGTACGCTTGGTAACAGCGATACCGCAGGTAACCAAGTCCTCCACGCAACGACGGTAGATGCCGTCGTCAAAGTCATTCCACGTGAGGGTCATCTCCGTGGCGAGCTGCGCAGCGATTTCTGCGTCAGTCTTGACGTTGGTGTCCAGGAAGATTTCCGTTTCCTCTGGGGTGTCGGGCAAAGCGTCCGGGTCTACCTTCAGCGAAAGACCAAGCGACTTAGCCTCCTGAAGCATCGACTTGTTTTCGATGCGCAGGACAGCTGAATTTTTCTTCTTGTCTTTCTCGGAACGAGACAATGGGTCAATAGCCTGTACCTGTGGGTACGGCTTACGAGAAAGAATCTTGTTTACTACGATGCGAACAAACTTCGGGATGATGGGCACTGGAGTATAGTCCAGCGTAAGCATCGTTCCGTCACCGTTGTTTGCATCAAGAGAACTTAGGATTTGTCGGTAGATTGACGTATCCTGAGTACCCTGTGCGTAGTCGCGGTTGTTCTGCATCTCATTGAACCGACGACCGTAAAGTGAATTGTTGTAGTCAACGCCAATCCACTGTGCATACATGGCCTTGGCATATTGAAGGCCATAGCCTTTTGCCATTTTTTCCTCCGTACTCGCTAACGGGTCGGGGAATGTAGACTGGCCTTTTGCTGTATAATCTCTTTGCATATCCACTGCGGGCTAATATGCAAATATACTTATTTGATTCAGCGTAAGATGACGCGACCCGGACGAAAAAACTTTTTCACGTTAAAGTCGGTTTTTTCTTTCTTTGCCGTCGCTCCTTGCGCTGCCAAAAGCGCAAGTCCGCTGGAGATTGACAAGTCAAAAGCGGTACGGTCATCGACCTTGAAGTTAATCCAATCCTCTAATGTCCTCTCAAAGTACATCTTACCAAATTGCAGCGTCTCTTCGTTAAGGCCTACGTGTGCATGGATGTATGCTTCGATTGCCTGTGCGTGAGCCTGAATAATGTCTTGTGAGTTTGACGGAATACCCTTTGTTTTTGTCGTGCTGCCGTAGCCTGAGCTTAGGTGCTCAGGCCTACCCATCAGATAATGGTCGTATCCACGCTGTTCAAAATAGCGAGCAATTCCATATTTGTTGTTCTCAATAAGAAGGCTGTAGCCGTAGAACTTTGCAGCCATCAGCACATCCTCGTAGAATATTTTGGCGAGAGGCGGACGTGATGCGTACTCCGCCACAAACATATTGGCTGGGTACTGCAGGTTGAACTTATTGTAAATATGGCAGGCGCCCTTTGAGCTCCTTGCGTCAACAGTTACGTCAATGTCGTAGGAGTCAACGCCTCCTACTCCTAGCCAATCATTCTGAGGACCTTGCTTGTTTCTGAGCTCATGCGGCGGCATCCATACCACGCGCCATCTCCCGTTTGGGTCTGGCTTGAAATACACCTCCGTATCTTGCTTTCCATCCTTCCAAACGAAGTTCCCAACGAGCACAGGATTTGGGTACAGTTCTTGATTGTGCTGGATTTGCTCGTATATCTTCTGCACGTTGAAGAGCGACGCCTTAGAGCTGTCGCGAAACGCTTCTGCTGTGGTGAATGGGAACTGACGTATGACCTCGTTGAGTTCGTAGCTGTCGTTTGCCAGCGCTTTACGCTCGTTCTTTAGGAATGTGCGTGCTCCGATGGTAATCTTCTCTCCGTCTATACCAAAAACTGGTACCTCTGGGTCATCAACAATGGGCTGACCGTATTTGTCAAAGAATCCTTCCAGTGCTTCGTATGCTGGTATGAAAATTGAGTACAATCCGCTCTTGGTGCGTCCGTTTTCGTTGCGCTCCGCTGGGTTGCTGGCTTCATACAGGTCTCTGAACTGTCGGCCGCCGCGGTCAAGCGGGTTTACCGTAGAACCAACGATGGCCTTTCCTACAATCTTACGACCAACGAGCAGACAGGTGCGGTGAATGCGCCACGATTCACGGATGTCGGTAGGCTTTTCCCACTTGCCGGCCTCATCTAAGTACAGGACGTGCAGCTTTTCACCGTCATAGGCGTTGTTGGTGGTGTTCTTCCAGTTGACTACCGTGTTGAGGGCCTCGCCGCGCTGCGATGTCTTGTTGGTCTTGGTGATTCGCTTCGATGGCTCGCGGAAGGCGAGCTCCATCCGTGGGTTGGTGGTACCATCCTGGATTGGCTTGAAGAAAAACGGCAGTGATTTGTAGATGGGGACTATCTTCTTCATGAAGATGTTCTCCTGTGCGTCGCTACCTGTCTTTGACATCACACCCAACAGCCTCTCTTTCACCTGAGTAGCCTCGTTGATGATGGTAGAGGCGCTCATGTTGGTATATCCAGAGCGTCGGCACTTGACGTACACCTGCCCTAGAGACCTCGGGTCTACATTGCAGGCTTCAAGATGTATGAATAGCTCTCGCTGGAACCCAAGGTAGGACGGGTAACCCACGTCAATCTTGGCCCATTGCAGAAAAAAGTAGTGGTTTCCGGTGATGTAAGTAGGTACTCCGTTGTTGAAGAACCATAGTCCGGTGCGTCTGCGCTCATACTCTTGTTGGATGTAGTTGGTGTATTTCTTTCTAAAGGATTCAGGCATAGTCATCCACTCCTCCATTGAGTTGATGCGACGAAGCTCGTCAGGCATCTCCTGACGCGCCCACATCTGCTGCTCTTTAGGCTTATCGTGGAATAAGATGTCTTGCTTTCTTGGTTGCTTGGGAAGCTGGATGGCTAGGTCTCCATAGGTAACAACGTCCCCGGCCGTTCCTCGCGGACAGATGTTGACGATTACCTCGTCTTCTATTTCGACTAATCCAGCCATCAGCTATCCCAATAGATAAAGACCCACTCGCTATTTTGAGAATTGCTCTGCGAATCCTCCTGAGTAGTCTCGTTCTTCTTTGATTTCTCCACTTTCGTTAAGCTGCTTTACCAGAAGCTGTAGCTTCTCGCGTTCAACAATTAGTTCTTTAGCGTCAATTGCAGTTTGCTTAATTGCTTGCAGCTCAGCCTTTCGCTGCGAGCCGGACAGCTCTTGGTCGACAGGCTTCTGTATCTCCTGAATCATGTTCTCGATGGCAATCTCCATCGCGGACATCAAACGGTGTGCCGTTCCTACGTTGTCAAAACTACTCTTGGACTTGCGCATAGATGTGCGATAACAGGACACGATACAGCTTCTCGCCTTCAATCTCCATTTCGTAGTCGGCATTCTTTTGGATGAATACCTTGTCGCCCGGCTTGAGGCCGAGCTCCTCCAAACGGTCTGAGCCAAAGCGCACATAGCCATACTGGTTGTATGGCTTCTTGTTTTGAACTAGTTCAAGAACCTTGCTTGTTAGTTCGTCTTCCTGCTTTGCTGGTACCAGGAATATCCAATGGCCAAGCAGACGTACTTCACCCGTCTCCTTGCTCTTGTATGCGTAGGCCTGACAGCTATGTGGGTCGTAACCTCCATCCCATCCGACGTAATAAAGGTCTTTGTCTTCAAAGATGAACTGACCTCGTTTGTGTTTTGTTTCATTAAACTGTTGGTTACCATATACCATGTGGTTTCCACCCAACAGCACGTGATGGTGGAAGTATAGCGTGTCCCCTACGGACACGCCTGTCTTGTATCTTTCCGGCACACCCACCACCTCACCTGAAAATGCGCGGTGAGCGAACTCGTTGAAGCGAGTGTCCAGATACATTTCTTGGCCGGCAATCTCAATGGTATCGTTGACGGCTTTGGGTACTTTTACAACAAAGAATCTAATCGGTTTCATTAGAAGTCGCAATCGTGTTCAATTAAACAAGGCATCTCGTCTATGGTCTTCCAGAGCATAGTGCCCTTTTCGGAATTGTAAATGTAGACCAGATAACGGCGAATGCCATGCAAAGCTAAGGCTCGCTCGTCTTGAATAATTGAATCGACTACAGAATCTCCTGTCTTTTGCCCGACAAAGTATGCCATGGCGTCTTTGGGGTTTTGCCCCACGATGATTTTTCTAATAAGTTCCATTTGAATTTCATTATTTGTTTAACCAGTATTCAATTGAGTTGGTTGGTAAGTCGTCGTCGTCATCGTCGTCCTTCTGTTCTGACACATAGCTGTGCGCCATTACGTTGAACATGATGTTGAGTTCTTCGGTTCCGTCTACGCTGTACCCGGCGAGGAACTCGTAGCTCTCAGGGCCGTCTTCGGTTCCCTCGTCACACGCCAGACCGAAGCAGTACGTCGCCATGAAGTCTGGTCCGGCATTATGGTCTTTTACAATGTCGGCAATCTCGTCCATCTTCTCTCTTACGAGGATGAACATTTCGATTCGCTGCTCTCTAGTCACGTTTACGCTGGCAATGATAACGTGCCTAAGTTAGTAACTGTAACCGTTGTGTTTTTAGTAAGCGTTGCAGCCGATGTTGCAGAGCATCGCAGGGCTATATCCACTGGAACATCGCCACTTGGTGCATAGTAGAAGTACCTAAGAGTCACCACGTGCTTTCCAGTCTTGGTGGCTTCGATGTCTTCTATGAGCACCACGCTGCTTGCTCCATCGTTAATGTAGAGCTGTACGGTGATGTCCGGGGTTCCTGAAGAGATAGTATATTCTACGCAAGCAGTAATGTCGTACATACCTTCCGAGCTGAGTCGGATGTTGTCTCGGATGTTTGTTGCGTCAACCAAAGAGATGCTTGCCGTTGCTCCGCCGTAGGCTACTGAAGAGGTGGCCTCTGTAACCATTCCAGTTGCTGCAGCGCTGTAAAGCTCTGCGAAGCTAATCATTGTAGCCGCGGTACCGAGTGCTGCGGTAGCCTGTGGCTTGGCCACAAACATATTAGGCACAACAGTAGCTCCGGTATTGACCACATAGTCGGACAGCTCCACAAGAGTAATGTACTTGTATGAGCTTGCTGACTCGTCCCAAATCAAGAACTTATCTGCGTTTGCAGCGGTCGCCTCCGTAAGTGGGGTCAGCGAGCTGGCAGGAAGTACGCCGATGGTGCTTCCTGTGGCAGAGAGCGGTGAGTTGGCCGTTACCGACGTTGTTCCGATTGGATTGGTGCTGAGGTTGCGCTTTACAAACACACCCGTTGAGCTCAGCATCAACGCCTCCACGTCCGTGGTGGACGTGGTGACGGCTCCAGTGCATTTGAAGTCACCCGTAGACTCTACCGTGTCTGTGGAGAGCTTAAGAGCTGTGTTGGTTCCTTCGCCATCCTGTACGACTTGCTCAGACGCAGACACCGTAGAGGTGGCGAGCTTCAACAGCAGCCCGAAGGTGTCTTTAATTTTAGTTCCGCTAAGACTTCCCATATTAGTACTTTTGAAACAAAGATACTGATATGCCGAAAAGTAGGGTAAGCCGAAAGAAGCTTTTCAGAGAATTCTCTAAAATTGACCCCAAGTTCATTCAGAGAAACGACCTGAAGAACATCACCTTCCTATATATGGACGCTGAGCTCAACTACGGGCTCAACTCCACAGATATAGAATTTCTATTCTTTGTCTATGACCTTGAGTTCTGGACAATGGACTACGTAGGGAAGGCAATGATGCGCAGCAAGGAGCAGCTGCGGAAGAAACAGCTATACAAACTCAAAGAGCTTGGACTGGTGTACAAGCACTTCGACAAGCTGTCCCCAAGCAACGCCGAGCAGGATATGTTTTTCCGCGAAGAGAACAAGTTCAACTACCGAGTGCGCTATGCTCTATCGCAGAAAGGGCGACTTTTGGTCGCCCGTCTCTATAGAAAGATGAATGGAGAAGAACCCTTTAGGCTTTCTTTGCCTTCATCAGAGCACCAATAGCCATCTGCTCTTTAGCTGTTGATGGCTTATCGTGGGTCACTAGGCGGAACGGAGCCTCGAGGCTTGCGCCTGGATGCTTGACGAACTTACCAGAATGCTTCATCAGGTAGAAGCGACCGCTTCCGTCGTTCATCCAGTGGTGGCCTTCTGGGGCTTTCACCATGATGTTCTTATCTAGCTTCTTGAGTTTCATTTCTTCTTCTTTACACGGACGACCCTAAGCTTTCCGTCCTTTTCATATACGCGCATCCCGGCCTCCTCCGCTTGACGCTTCATGGAGTTGTACTTCTGGGTTACGGTCATCTTTTTAGCTACCGCAGGCTTCACAGTCCTCTGGGTTTTCGATGTTGCAGGTTGGCTGCTTTGCTTCTTCTAGCTCCTCGAGCCAGTCCTCAAATTCAATTCCGGTCATTTGCTTAGTTTGTTTAGTAGTTCGTAGTTTGTCTTTCCTTGTGCTGCACGCTCTTTGCTGACCTTCTTCTGGCCGACAACAGCTCCTGCTCGCTTCTTAGTGCTCTTAGCCATTACTTCTTTGCTCTGTTGCGAGAGGCCGGAATCATCCGGCGCTCGTCGTGGTCATAGTCTTCACCGTCTCCGTTACCGTAGGTTCCGGCATCACGGTTCTTCTTATTTAGGAACGCACGGTATTTCTTGCGCTCTTTGGTTGAGTGATACTCGGTATCGTATTCAGCCTTCTTAGCGCGAGCCTTTGCGTTGCTAGCGTAGTACTTACTAGTCTTCACTTTCGGAGTAGTAGCAAGCTTTGATTTTGTAGTGGGCCGGGGCCATACCTGTTGCCTTAACGGCTGCCTGTACTTGCTTGACGGCCATCATCAGGTCGGGGTTCATGACCTCGATTTCCTGCTCTGACTCCATCTCGCCCCCTTCGTTGTAGGACTTAACTCGATACTTTTTCATGTCTGTAGACGTTGAATAGCAAAGTTACCATATTGGACTTTTGCTTGGTGATGTGAAAAAAATTTTTGCTTGCACTTGCACAATTCAAAACTTTATCTACATTTGTACTACAATTAACTAAAAATTGATACCAACTATGAAAACCAACCTCCCCCTTCTCGCTGCCGCTGGCACCACTGTTCTTGCCTTTGGCCTGTACCTTCACTTTAGCCGTCCTTACTTTGAGGATACGCCTTCTCGAATCGAGAACATGGAATGCACTCCGTACCAAGGTGTATGGTATGATGCTGAAATCGGAGACTCTGTAGTTTGTACTTTATGGGAGTTCAAGCCTTCTCAGCTTTCTGAACTAAGTGAAATCATCAGCGAGAGCGACACCACATGGTCATTTTCAAATGAGGAAGGAAAGCACACAGTATACTGGAGTAAGGACATCACCGTGCAGACATTGCACAAGGCCGATACCTTAAACAACATCATGGTATACTGGTCAGAGCAGTTCTAGTAGAAACGTCTATAAACAAGAATAGGGGGCTTATGGCCCCCTTTTTCTTTTAGTAGCTGTTGATTAGCGCAGTGAACGCTTCAGGGCTCCGAGGAGTTCCTTGGGCACTCCGGCAACGGCTTCACCAACTTGCTTAGCGGCTCCCATGTAGTCACCTTTCTTAAGGGCAATTCCGAGGCGCTCGCCTTCGGTCATGTACTTACCTGTTGGCTTCTTGGCTCCGGTAGCTTTAGCTGCGGGCTTGGTAGGAACAGTCTTACCTCCGTTTTGGTATTTCTTGGCGGTGCGGTACTTTTTCATCGTTTTGGTTTTGTGTTACAAATATATAGTTGTTGTTACTTGTTTTTTGGGCTTACGCCGGTGAAGTACATCATGGCTTGGCGCAGGGCTTCCATTTGCTTCTTCGTTGACGGGCTCATGTCAACAGCGTTAGAGATGTAGCTGTTGTTGTCTTTGGTGTTCTTCATCACACCGCCTTTGGCCATCTTCTTGACTGGGCGCTTGGCCACCATCATGCCTTTAGCCTTGAGGCTGCGGTCGAATGCTGCAACGGCGTCCGGGTCGGAACTCTTGAGCTGATTGCGCATCTCGGTGAGGTTTTGCATCTCGCGTGCCTTGGCGTTGCGGTTGAAGGTAGCCTCGGCGTTCTTGAGCTTCATGGCGTCGGCTGCTGCTTCAAGCTTGCGGCGCTCGGGAGCGATTACGCGTCCGTTGCGGTCAAGCACGTCGGTAATCTTACGAGGTGGTACTTGCTTCTTTTTGCCGCCCATCATTCCTCCGTTTTGGTACATCATGCCCAGCTTACCGCCGCCCATCATGTATCCCATTTTGTTACGCACTTCCGTGGGAAGCTTAGACAGTCCAGTCTGGCTGGGCTGTACTGGTTTCAGCGAGCCTCCTTTGGCGTAGCTGGGTTTCTTTGGGGTTTTCATAAGTCTTTTTAGCGTTTTCAAACCTAAGTAAGTGAGACAAAGTTAGTAGTTTTACTCCTGAACATAACACCCGAATAATGGCTGGTAAGACAGGTAAGTTACAAGCTGTTGCAAAGTTTGTAAGCAAGAGCAAGAAGCGCGGAAAGCACTCTAAGAAGGCTTCTAATAACAAAGGCTCTAAGAACTATTCCAAACCCTATAACGCACAAGGACGATGAGCTTGAAATCACTACAGGAAAAGATTGGTGTAACACCTGACGGGGCGTTTGGTCCTGGCACCATCAAGGCAGCGGCAAAGCATTACGGATTGAGTCCAGAGCGCGCTGCTCACTTCTTCGGACAGACCGCGCATGAGACGGGTGGCTTCAAGGCATTCTCAGAGAACCTCAACTACTCGGCTAAGGGATTGCTTGGCATCTTCAAGAAGTACTTCCCGACGGAGGCTTTGGCTAAGGAGTACGAGCGCAAGCCGGAAAAGATTGCTAACCGCGTGTATGCTTCACGCATGGGCAACGGTGATGAGGCATCAGGAGATGGATGGAAGTACCGTGGTCGTGGGGCACTGCAATTGACGGGCAAGGCAAACTACGAGGCCTTTGCTAAGTGGCTGGGTAAGCCTGAGCTGTTGGAGAAGCCAGATGCTGTTGCTACTGAGTTTGCTTTTGATAGTGCTCGGTTCTTCTTTGATAGGAACAAGTTGTGGGACATCTGCGACAAGGGCGTTACGGACGAAACCATCCTTGCTCTCACGAAGCGGGTGAATGGCGGCACGCACGGTCTTGATGACCGCGCTAGCCGCACCAAGCAGTACTACAGCTGGTTGAAATAAGAAAAGGGGAGCTTTAGGGCTCCCCTCTCTATAAGAATTTGTCACAATCCTGCTGGTTGGCTGTTGGCCTTCCTTATGCAAATATAGGGTTTTTCATATTTAGCATATCTGTTGTTTTCAGCCTGGCCCATCGGTGTGTTATCCATAGGTATTTTGGCTTTTCCCTGAAGTTTGGGTTCTTGTTGTTTTCGTAGTATTCCGTTAGGCCTTTTGAGTTGCCCCCTACGTTGACCCATTTGTTGAATGCATCTACTCCAACACCTGCTGCTTTTGCTGCTGACCTAACGCCTACGTAGATGAGTTTCGTCTGCAGGTCCACGTATATGTACTTAGCTCCTCCGTTTCCTCCTTTGCTGATGTTGTACATCTTCTGTCCCTTGTGTGCATCAATCCATAGTATCTCAAGCTCGTTGAGCTTCTCTATGGTCTCTGCCCAGCATACCAGCTCGGTGATGAAGTTGTCCCAGCCGTGTTCCTCTAGTGCTTGCCTGAATATGCTACCTGAGCCGCGGTACTTGCGGTCAAAGAAACTGCATTGATGCTGTCCGATGTAGACGAAGCCGTTTACCTTATTGGTAGTCTTGTAGATGTAACCAACCATTGGATGTAGAATTGTGACAGAACAAATATAGTGAATGGATGGAACTCGTTACATAAACTTATCTACAATCTTGTTTTCGGTGAACTTAGTTCGGGTTTTGTGAACTAACTTCGCTTAAGCCGAAGGACACCGCGGTAGCACACCCGACATCGCCGACGCACTAGCGTCGCCCCTGTCTCAAAACAGGGGCAGAGCAACGAAGGGCACCACGAACGAAGGACTCTGGTACCACTACGCCAGACCACATCAGCGCTACACCGCAGTAGCACACAGCAAAGAACAACAATACAGGCGCACTATGCTCTGACGTGAGCAGTGGCAATGTGATAGACATGAATTATCTGATTCACAGATACTTACGTTGTTTTGTCAAACATATTGAATCCCCCTTTCCTTTTCTCTTTTTTTTCGTCATGTAGCACCAATGCGGTCAATGACAGCTATATTCACGTCCATGAAACGCTGTCCTGGCTGCGCTACCCTAAAGCCACTCACAGAGTTCTCCAAGAACAAACGCAAATCAGACGGCCTACAGTCGTCCTGCAAAAGCTGTTCTGCCCAACGCTCAGCCTCATGGTATGCATCCAACAGCCATACCCGCGTAGCACAGAACAAATCCCAACGTGACCGAAACAGAGCATTCGTAGACCGCTACAAACGCCTTCACGGTAAATGCACAGACTGCGGTACAACCGACCATCGCGTTCTCCAGTTCGACCACCTGTCCGACAAAAAGAACGACGTCTCATCCATGATTTACTGCGGCAACTCCATCAAAGTAATCAAAGCCGAAATACGCAAATGCGAAATCCGCTGTGCCAATTGTCATACAATCATAACAGCTGAACGTCGCTCCAAATGACCACGCAAAATCTCACGCAGGATTTATGGGTTCGGTTTGACCCTTAAAACCGATTGAGAAATGTTTTTGGAGGGGATACTACCACCCCCACAGCCACTACCACCGCAACCCGAAGTCATTTCCATTTTGGTA